TAGTATTACAATTATACAAGGTGTAGATACAACACAAAACACCAGACTTAATAGTATTGAAACAATTGATATTAATCAAAATAATAGTATTACAATTATACAAGGTGTAGATACAACACAAAATACTAGACTTAATAGTATTGAAACAATTAATAACAGCCAAAATACTTCTATTAATGCAGCTGCTCAAACTGTTCCACAAAATGCACAGTCAACAAATTATGTTTTACAGTTAACTGATGCTGGTAAACACATTTACTATACACAAGCATCTAATACAATACTATACATTCCTACAACATCAAATGTGGCATTTTCAAATGGTTCAACCATTATGATTGTTTCAAGAACATCATCAAGTGCAAACATAACTGTATCGCCAAATACTGGTGTAACAATGTATTTTGCTGGTAATACAACAAGTGCTTCTAGAAATGTTACTACATATGGTATGGCTTCATTAATTCAAGTTGCATCAAACACATGGTTTATTAACGGTACTGGAGTTTCGTAATGAGTGGTATGATGGCTATAATGGCCAGTAATGTTCAACGACAAACTACTGTTGCAGCTGCTTCAGCAACATTGGTTTATGATTTGGATGCAGCAAATTTTTCTGCTGTGCCAACTAGTGGTGTATCAAAAGATGCAACCGGAACTTACACCTTAACATCAAATGCTGGTACTTCTCTTACTTGGAATAGTGCCAACGGTGGAACATTTGCCAAGTCAAACTCTACAGGAACAGATTACATCTATGGCGGTCCAAGTTATGTTACTGCACAAAGTTATACTGTATTCATGGCATATAAATTATCTGCAACATCAGCAGGTAGATTGTTAAACACTCAAAATGAAGGTGTTAAAGATTGGTTGATGGGTGCTTATAATGGTAATCCAAATACTTTTTATCCAAACTTTTCTGTAAACTTACCATCATCTGGAGCTGATACTGTTTGGCATTTAGACTTTGCTACTTGGAATACTTCTACCAACGTTGGTAATTTATACGCATCAACAAGCACTGCACCATCAGCAGTATCATTCACAGCAACTAATGCTGGTGGCGGTGGTTTTAATCAACTAAGATTGTTTAGTCGTTCAGCTGGTACAGAAGTTCAATCAGGAAATATAGCGTTTGTAAAAGTATATAATGGTGTATTGTCTTTGGCAGATATACAATCTTTACACGCAACATATAAGGCAAGATTTGGATATTAAACTATGAATGATTTGAATAAAACTTTATCTGATGTTTTTGATATTGCACCAATACCAGAAGAAAAGAAAGAAAAACTTCCTACGGTGTCGGTCAAGTATAATGAGCCTGATTTAAAACAAGACCTCACAGACGCCTATCAACAATCAAAGAAAATCTACAAGGTATTATTGACCAAGGACAAGAAGCCATGGAAGAAATACTCAACATTGCCAAAGCAGGCCAACATCCACGAGCATTTGAAGTCTATGGTGGTCTACTAAAAAATATGGTAGATGCCAATAAAGAACTTTTATCTATTCAAAAACAAATGCGTGAGATGGATGAAGAAAAGAAAAAGAATGCTGGCACAAATATTGATAAGGCCATTTTTGTAGGTAGCACAGCAGAACTCAATAAACTTCTCAAAGGAAAAGAATGAAACTTTGGGTGAATGTTTGTTTTTATTATGTAGAAGAACGATTAGAGCAGTTTAGAAAAGTAATAAAAACATTATCTGAAATACCAAACATCAAACTCATTATTAACAGTAATGTTAATTTTGATTCTACTTTGCCTATTCATGTATCAGAACTAGGCGACCCATTCTGGCACACATGGGAACATAAGAAGTATATGCCAAAATTTTTAGAATCGGACTACACACACTTTGCATACTTGGAAGGTAATATTCAAGTTGAAAAGAAAACATTTCTTTACTGGAACCAAACTAGGAGTTTATTTTTAAAGAATAATTTAAACTTTATACCTGCCGTTCACCGTGTTCAAAGAGATACAGAAGGTCAAGTGTATTCTTTAGATTGCACACATCTACAAAGGCATCGACCAACAATTACAGTAGAAGAACAGAAGTTTATTTCTTTATCTGAACCATATCAAGGTATGTTTATTATGGATAAAGAATTGGTCAAAGAACATATTGAATCGGATTACTATAAGTTTGGCCAAAAAGGATCATGGGGTATTCGTGAGTCAGCCAATCTAGGCAATATGTTTGTGAACATACCTCCAGGTTATGGACATAGATATATGTTACCACTAAATAATTTCTCCGACACATGGGTTACACATTTTGGTACTGATTACCATGGTGATAAAAATTCACCTCACGCCAAGATAAAAATTCAGGATTTGTTTTAATGAACCAAAAAGACTCTTACCGTGATAACCCCCTACTTAAAAAGGTAGGTGTTGACCATCAGTATACCAAAGAACAGATTGAAGAATATGTAAAGTGTTCTAAGGATCCTGTTTACTTTTGTATGAACTACATTAAGATTGTAAACGTGGATGAAGGCCTCATTAACTTTAATATGTGGGACTTTCAGAAAGAAATGCTTAATCTATTCAAAGATAATCGTTTCGTTATTACCAAATGTCCTCGTCAGGTGGGTAAAACTACTACAACAGTTAGCTATCTTCTTTGGGCAACTATTTTTACCGATTCTCAAAACGTAGCCGTTCTGGCAAACAAAGGTTCACTTGCAAGAGATATTCTATCCAAGTATCAACTGGCATATGAGAATTTACCACAATGGCTCCAACAAGGTGTGGTGACATGGAACAAGGGTAATGTAGAACTAGAGAACGGGTCTAAGGTAATCGCTGCCTCGACTTCCTCCTCTGCAATCCGAGGTGGTTCTTTTAACATTGTATTCTTAGACGAATTTGCTTTCGTGCCAAACAATATTGCCAATGAGTTCTTTAACTCAGTCTATCCTGTAATCTCCTCTGGTAAGTCCTCAAAGATTATTATTGTTTCTACACCAAATGGTATGAATCTATTCTATAAACTATGGATGGATTCAATAGAGAAACGAAATAACTATAAAAACTTTGAAATTCATTGGTCTATGGTACCGGGTCGTGATGATGTATGGAAAGAAGAAACTATCCGTAATACATCAGAACGACAATTTGCACAAGAGTTTGAAACGGAGTTCTTAGGTTCTTCCAACACCTTGATTTCTGGTTACAAGTTACAACAATTGAGGTACATGAACCCAATTGCAGAACATGATAAGATGAAGATATATGAACATCCTATCAAAGAAGGACAGAATGATGAAAAGTCTGACCACTTATATGCAATGACGGTTGATGTATCTGAAGGTAAAAATTTAGACAGTTCTACATTCTCAATATTTGATATATCTACCACACCATACAGGCAAGTGGCTACATATTCTAGTTCATCAATATCACCTATATTATTCCCAACGGTAATTGTCAATGCGGCTAGAGTATATAATGATGCCTATATTTTGATTGAAATCAATAACAATCCACAAGTGGCAGACTTTATTCATTCAGATTTAGAATATGAGAATCTATTGAAAGTCTTTACTGGCAATAAAAAACCACAACAGTTGTCTGCTGGTTTTGCCAGAGGTGTTCAAATGGGACTGAAAATGTCTCCTCAGGTCAAAGCGGTGGGTTGTTCTAACCTTAAAACTTTGATTGAAGGTGATAAGTTATTAATTAATGACTTTGACACTTACTCAGAGTTAACCACTTTTGAACAACATAAAACCTCATTTGCCGCTGCGGAAGGTGCAAATGATGATATGGCGATGACTTTGGTCATCTTTGCATGGGCAACAACACAGGCCTACTTCAGAGAAATTGTCAACCATGATTTGAGAAAACAGATTCAGTTGGAAAACATGAATCAAATAGATGAAGATGTTTTACCCGAACCTATCATAGAAGATGGTTTACAACATGATTTTATGGTAGAAGGCGGTGATGTATGGGAAGTTGCTGGTGGAGGTGATACATATGCATCATATCACCATAGTTTCTTTAAGGACTTGTAAATCCTATGAATCATAAATATCAATATGGTATTTTAACTGCCAAGAACACATAATAATTCAAGGAGAATAAAATGGCGTTTCAAATCTCTCCAGGCGTAAATGTTTCCGAGGTCGACTTAACAACAGTCGTCCCATCGGTACTAACTACGGCCGGTGCTTTTGCTGGAACCTTTGCGTGGGGTCCTGCAAATCAAGTAATTCTAGTAGACAATGAGCTAACTTTCAAACAAATATTTGGTAGTCCAAATGCAAATTCGTTTGTGTCTTATTTTACTGCTGCCAGTTTTTTAGCTTATGGTAATAATTTAAGTGTTGTTCGTGCTATCAATGGTAGTTCAAATAATGCCGTTGCCAACACATCAACTGTAAATTCCACACAAATTGCAAACGAAGAACAATACGAAAATACTATTTTAAACGTCGATAAAAATAACCTTTACGGTGCTTTTATGGCTCGTTATCCTGGTTCTTTAGGTAATTCTTTATCAGTTTCTATATGCGCCAACACTACTTTGTTTACCTCTTGGTCATATAAATCATATTTCACATCTGCTCCCGGCACTTCAGAATACGCAACAGATGTAGGTGGTTCAAACGATGAAGTTCACATTGTTGTTATTGATGCAGGCGGCAAATTTACAGGCACTCAAGGAACAGTTTTAGAAGTTTATCCATTTGTATCCAAAGCATATGATGCATCTTTAAATGGTCAAACAAATTATTACAAACAAGTTTTGTTTAATAATTCACAATATGTTTATGCTGTAGATCCTCCAAGTTATTCTACCACAAAAAATAACTGGTTTACATCAGCAGCAAATACAACCTATGTTAGTTTGACAACTAATCAGACTTTACCTTTAAGTTATGGTAATGAATCGACTGTAACAAACGGAAATTTACAAACATCTTACGATTTGTTTGCCAATAAAGAATTGATTGATATTTCATTAGTTCTAACTGGTGATGCTAATACAGTTGTTCAACAATATGTAATTGATAACATTGTCAACTCTCGTAAAGATTGTGTGGCATTTATTTCACCTCCATACAATGCATTGGATAATTCTGTTGCAGCTAATCAAATTACTGGTGTTCAAAACTGGTTAACAAGTTTGGCTCGTTCAAGTTCATATGTGGTTGCCGACTCTGGTTGGAAATATATGTATGACAAGTATAACAATACCTATCGTTGGATTCCATTGAATGGTGACATTGCTGGTCTGTGTGTCAATACAGATACAGTTCGTGACCCATGGTATTCACCTGCTGGTTTCAATCGTGGCCAAATTAAAAATGCTATTAAATTACTTTGGAGTCCAAGTAAAACATATCGTGATACATTGTATGCCGCAGGTGTAAATCCTGTTGTATCTTTCCCCGGTCAAGGTATTGTTTTGTTTGGTGATAAAACACTACAAAGTAAACCATCTGCATTTGACCGTATCAATGTCCGTAGATTGTTTATTGTTCTTGAAAAATCAATTGCTCAGGCTGCTCAATTTTCATTATTTGAGTTTAACGATGAATTTACCCGTGCTCAGTTTGTGGCATTAGTAACTCCGTTCTTGCGAGATGTTCAAGGTCGCCGTGGTATCTATGACTTCCGTGTTGTTTGTGATACAACAAATAATACACCACAAATCATTGATACTAACCAGTTTGTTGGTGACATCTACATCAAGCCTGCTCGTTCTATCAACTTCATCCAATTGAATTTTGTTGCAGTTGGAACTGGTGTTGACTTCACAACAATCGTTGGTGCAGCTTAATAAATAACCACGATATAGGAGAAAACAAATGGCATTCAATGTAGCAGAATTTAGAGCAAATATGATTGGTGACGGTGCCCGTCCCAATCTATTTCAGGTCTCTTTAACATTCCCGACAGTTGCAACCAACGGCTCAGCCGCTGCTCAGAAAACAACATTCATGGCAAAAACAGCACAGTTACCAGGTTCTACCGTAGGTACTGTGCCTGTGTTTTATTTTGGTCGTGAGTTAAAGTTTGCTGGTAATCGTACCTTTACAGACTGGACATTACAGATTATCAATGACGAGGACTTTGTAGTTCGTAACGCTCTCGAATCATGGATGAACGCTATTAACAGTCATACAAGCAATGTGCGTAATGGATCAGCAGTTAACCCAGCAGGTTATACAGTTGATGCAACAGTTACGCAATATGGTAAATCTGGTAACGAATTGAAATCTTATAAGTTTGTAGGTTTATTCCCACTTGATGTTGCACCAATTGATTTGGATTGGGGTTCTAACGATGTGATTGAAGAATATTCAACAACGTTCGCTTTCCAATATTGGGAATCAAATACTACCACTTAATATGTTTTTGTTTGAGGGACTTCGGTCCCTCATTTATGTTTAATTGAATTGGAATAATATAAAATATGGCAGCTACTAATAAATTCTCTCTCTTTGGTTTTGAGATTGCTCGTAAGAAGTCAGAAGATGAGCAAGCTCAACAACCTTCTTTTACACCACCTTCTAATGAGGATGGTGCATTAACTATTTCATCTGCGGCTTATTATGGTACATATGTTGACCTAGATGGCACCGCAAAGAATGAAGTAGAGTTAATTTCTCGTTATCGTGAAATGGCAATGCAACCAGAGATTGAATCAGCTATCGATGATATTATGAATGAAGCCATTGTGCAAGACGATGATGGTAAAATTATCGAGATTGTGTTGGACGATTTAGACCAACCAGAAAAAATTAAAAAGGCAATCAAAGAAGAATTTCATACCATATTGCGATTGCTTAATTACAAGAATATGGCACAAGATATCTTCCGCCGTTATTATATTGACGGCAGGTTATATTACAATGTGCTTATCGATAAAGAAAATCCAATTGCTGGTATTAAAGAATTACGGTATATTGATCCACGCAAGCTTCGTAAAGTTCGTGAGCTCAAAAAGAAAAAAGATGAAAGAACCGGTGCCGAGATTGTAGATGTATTCAATGAATACTACATTTTTAATGACAAAGTGGTATCCGGTTCTTCTTCTAGTTATGGTCCAGTTGGTGTTCGTATTACACTAGATTCTATTGTTTCTGTTGTATCCGGTTTGATGGACTCTCGCCGTGCTGTGGTATTATCATACCTACACAAGGCAATCAAACCACTTAATCAATTACGCATGATTGAGGATGCAACAGTTATCTATCGTATCTCACGTGCACCAGAACGCCGTATATTTTATATTGATGTAGGTAATTTACCTAAATTAAAGGCCGAACAATATCTGCGTGATATTATGGTCAAGTATAAGAACAAGTTGGTCTATGATGCACAGACTGGTGAAGTCCGTGATGACCGTAAATTTTTATCTATGATGGAAGATTTTTGGTTGCCTCGCCGTGAAGGTGGAAAAGGCACAGAGATTACTACACTACCTGGTGGCCAAAACTTAGGTGAGTTGGAAGATGTTAAATACTTTCAAAAGAAATTATATAACTCATTAAGTGTACCTATTTCTCGTTTAGAACCAAATCAAGGATTCTCGATTGGTCGTGTTGCAGAAGTAACTCGTGACGAATTGAAGTTTGCAAAGTTTGTTGACCGTTTGCGTAATAAGTTTTCTGATATCTTTAATCAGGCATTACGAGTTCAATGTGTATTAAAAGGTATCTGTACCGCTGATGAATGGGACCAATTTAAAGAACATATCTATTATGATTTCATTAAAGACAATAACTTTAGTGAACTAAAAGATGCCGAATTGATGAGAGAAAGATTATCTCTCTTGTCAGCTGTGGATCCTTATACAGGTCGTTACTTCTCACAAGCATGGATTCAGCGTAATGTATTGCGTTTAACAGATGACCAAATTAAAGAAATGCAAACTGAAATTGATGAAGAAAAAGAAATTGGTATGGGTTTACCAGTTGGTGTTATGAATGATGTGGCACAACAACAGTTGATGTCACAAGTACCAAACCAACCAATGAATCCAGCTGATGCAGAACACCAAATGGAACTGCAAAAAAGAGAAGCACAACAGAATCAGACACAAGAAGAAAAGTCGCCTGGTACTTTTGTTAAATTGAAACAAATATTATAAATATTTAAATTGGAGATAAAATGGCAGATACAAGACAAATTATAGATTATGCGGCAGAAGATAACGCTAAAGAAATGCGTGATGCATTATATGCTGATATTCATGACCGTGTGATGAATCATTTAGGTGCAGCTAAACAAGCAGTAGCGCAAAATATTTTTGCTCAAGAAGAAGAAGAAACGCAACCAGAGGATAATTTAGGTGAAAACACTTAAAGAACTACGCTCTTTGAACGAAAAGGAAGACCATGGTTTGCCTATGGATCCTCCTGCCGTTTTAATTATGAAACGAAAGTCTATTAGACAGTTTCCAAACAATCAAAGAGTGGCTCTTTACTATGTGGATAAGATTAATAAATATGTAACAGTTCCATATACATCTATGCAATGGTCCTCAACAGGTAGCATGGACGAAGAAACCGAAAATTAATTAGGATAAAAAAATGGCAACATCAAATAGCACACAAATTTTAGTCGATACAACAAAACGCACCGTAATTAAACGGGTTGGTATTTTTGATGCCGCTGGCGGAAACGAAGCGTTAACAGTTGTTATTGATCCACGAGCTTTGTCTGGTGCTTTAAATGCTAATAACTTACCTTATCAAACAGGTAATACAACTGCACCTGGTTTTGCCAATTCAGCGTTTACGATTTCTCGTGTTATCTATAATGTTGATGCTGAAGTTGGACATCTGCAATTAAAATGGCAAGGCACAACATCTGATGCCACAATTTTTGCTTTAGGTGTTGGTTCAGGTGATACAAATCCACAATATCAATTGCCTGCAATTACAAATAATGCCGTTGGACCTACAGGCAATGTAACAATTACAACCGTTGGTACCACAAGTAATGCTGCTTACACATTAATTATTGAATTACATAAAGACAATCGTTTCTATAGTTCTGGCCAGTTTACTGATCCAGCTGCATTTAACTATCCTCCATATGGTGTAACTCCAACATCGAGAGAATAATGCAAGGTTTTATTTCTAAACTATTGCAGAATAAAATAGTTGAAGCAAAAGAAATTTTGAATCAACGCATACAAGATTTGGTTAATGAAAAAGTTAACCAAGTTAAACTGCGTTTGGCGGCTGAAATGTATGATGATTTTGAAGTTGAAGAAGAAGAACTGTCTGAAGCCAATGTGCAAAGGATGGGAAGAACTAAACTTATTCGTGTAAGATTCCGTGCTGGAAAAGTTCAACGGAGAGTTAAGAAGTCAGCAGTACCAGGTTTTACAATTCGTGGTGGCAAACTTATAAGAATGTCACCACAAGAACGCAGGCACCGTAAAATGGCGGCACGACGTTCTAAGTTTAAAAGGCGTTCTAAGTTAAGACAAGCGTTACGAAAAAGAACGATGACATTAAGAAAACGAAAAGCAATGGGGCTACAATGAAGTTAATAACAGAAGTCACCGAATCATTACAATATCTTGCTGAAGAAAAAGACGGCAAGAAAACTTTGTTTATCGAAGGTCCATTTCTCCAAGCAGAAGTGGTAAACCGTAATGGCCGCAAATATCTCAAAGAGACCATGGCCAAAGAAGTAGAAAGATACACAGAACAATATATTAATAAAAATCGTGCCTTTGGTGAGCTGGGTCATCCAGACACCCCATCTATCAATCTAGATAGAGTATCTCACATGGTCGTGGGTCTCCGTCAAGAAGGTAATGATTGGATAGGCAAAGCAAAAATTCTTGACACACCTATGGGTAACATAGTTAAGAGTCTTATCGAAGGTGGTGCACAAATTGGTGTGTCCTCCCGTGGTATGGGTTCTCTTAAATCCGTTAATGGTGTTAACATAGTTCAAGATGATTTTCATCTAGCCACAGCGGCGGATATTGTAGCAGACCCTTCTGCTCCAAATGCTTTCGTTCAAGGTATCATGGAAGGCAAAGAATGGGTGATGGTAAACGGTGTATGGACTGAACAACAATATACTCAGGCCAAGAAGATGATTCAAGAAGCTTCTAAGGCGGATATAGAGAAAGTAAGTCTACGCATTTGGGAATCACTCGTCAAAAAACTTTAAATATAAATATCCAATATAAATCAAGGAGATTTTCAAAATGGGAAAATTTAATCTGTCCGAAGCCGCTAAAGACATTCTTTCGGGTAATGTTTCTGGTAAACAAAGTGGCCAAGATAAACCAGCAAAACTATCTGGTGATGTAGCCTATGGCACCGGTGAAGTAGATATCGGTTCCGTATCACTCAAAACAACCGATGCACTTCCTGACTACACAAAAGGTACGCCATCAGCCACACCTCCTGGTGCTAAACCACCCGTTGGTTCTGAGCCAGCAAAGAAACTTAAAGGTCAACCACAAGAATCTGATGGTGCTGCAATTGAGCAACCTGAAGGCAAAACTGGTAAAAACGAAATGCCTTTAAATAAAGGTTCTGTTGGCGTTCAACAATACGAAGAAACCGAATCTGACGAAGAAGTAGTGGCCGAAGAAAAAGAAGAAGGTCACGAAGATGAGGCACAAGATAAGGCAATGATGAAAAAAATGAAAATGAAAGAAAAAATGAAAGAAGATATGGATGCCATGTTCACAGGCGAAAATCTTTCTGAAGAATTTGTTTCTAAAGCAACTACTATTTTTGAAGCTGCCGTTCTTGCTCGTGCAGAAGAAGTTATTGCTGAAGCTGAAGCTGAATTAGTAGAACAGTTTGAAGCTGCCATTGAAGAAGTTAAAGAAGATTTGGCTGTTAAGGTTGATGACTATCTCAACTACATGGTTGAAGAATGGGTCAAAGACAACGAAATCGCAATCGAAAAAGGCCTCCGTGCCGAAATCGTTGAAGATTTTATTACAGGATTAAAAGGTTTGTTTGAAGAGCATTACATTGACATTCCTACCGACAAGGTAGATGTTGTTGAAGAACTCACTTCTAAAGTTGAAGAACTTGAAGAAGCTTACAACGAACAAATCAAATCTGCCATTGAGATGAAGAAAGAACTCAATGAGCACAAAAAGTTTGAGGCTATTTACGCAGCTTGTGAAGGCCTTACGCAGACTCAAGTAGAAAAGCTGAAATCACTTGCAGAAGGTGTAGAGTTCACTACTGATGAAGAATTTGGTACTAAACTATCAACATTGAAAGAATCATATTTCAAGTCTGATGTTAAAGTTGCTGATTCATCTGCTTTAGACGAAGTATTGGTAGAAGAAGAAAAGAAAGAGAAAATTATCTCTGATGATCCATCTATCAATATCTATGCAAAAACCATTTCACAAACCATGGTTAAGTAATTAACCTAACAATACATATAAAAAGGAATAAAAAATGTATTTGACAGAAGAACTACAAAAGAAATGGCAGCCTGTTCTTGAGCATCCAGAACTCGAAGCCATCAAAGACCCATACAAGAAAGCTGTAACAGCTCTTGTTTTGGAAAACCAACAACAAGCAATGCGTCAAGACCGTCTTGCTTTGAACGAAATCGCCGAACCAGGTCCTACAAACGTAACTGGTGGTGTTCAAAACTTTGACCCAATCTTGATTTCTTTGGTTCGCCGTGCATTACCAAATCTTATCGCTTATGACGTTGCTGGCGTTCAGCCAATGACTGGTCCTACCGGTTTGATTTTTGCAATGCGTGCTAAGTATGTTAACCAAACTGGTGACGAGGCATTCTTCAACGAAGCGAACACAATGTTCTCTGGTGTTGGTTCTGCTAACAACCCATACGGTTTCCGTGGTACAACTGCAACTGACACAGGTACAAATCCTATTGTTTCTGCAACTTTGGCCGCTAACACCTACACAACTGGTATTGGAATGCCAACAGCTACTGCTGAATACCTTGGTTCTGACGGTAACACAGCATTTGCACAGATGGCCTTCTCTATTGAGAAAGTTACTGTAACTGCTCAAAGCCGTGCATTAAAGGCCGAGTATTCACTAGAACTTGCACAAGACTTGAAAGCAATTCATGGTCTTGACGCTGAAACAGAATTGTCAAACATTCTGTCTACAGAAGTTCTCGCTGAAATCAACCGTGAAGTTATCCGTACCATCTATACTGTTGCCGTTCCAGGTGCTCAGTATGGTACAACAACAGCAGGTTTCTTTGACTTAGATACAGACTCAAACGGCCGTTGGTCAGTTGAGCGTTTCAAAGGTCTAATTTTCCAAATCGAGCGTGATGCTAACGTAATTGCTAAGCAGACTCGCCGTGGAAAAGGTAACGTGTTAATTGTTTCTTCTGACGTTGCTTCTGCTATGGCAATGGCTGGTGTATTGCAATATACTCCTGCTCTCCAAGCTGACTTGCAAGTAGATGACACAGGCAACACATTTGCTGGTTTGTTACACGGTCGTATCAAGGTTTACATTGACCCATACTTCGGTGGATACACATCTAACCAAGAACTCGTAACTATCGGTTACAAAGGTTCTTCACCATACGATGCTGGTTTGTTCTATTGCCCATACGTTCCATTGCAAATGGTTCGTGCTGTAGACCAGTATACATTCCAACCAAAGATTGGTTTCAAGACTCGTTACGGAATGGTATCAAACCCATTCGCAGAAGGTCTAGGCGCTGGTTTGGGTGGTTTGAATGCTCGTACCAACAAATACTATCGTATTTTCGGTGTCAAGAACTTGATGTAATAAAAAAAGTCATCGCAAGAATGACATTTCAAGAGACCTCTTCGGAGGTCTCTTTTTTTTGGACCTAAATACCTGTATATCTTATTAGAGAAATACTATGTCCGTATTAACTAGAACTCCTCAAAACACCAATCTACTTCAACCTACAAAGTACCTTTTAACCTTTGATAGGATAGGTGCTGCCACTTACTTCTGCCAGTCTGTAAACATACCAGGGGTAAGTGTAGGACAGGCCCCAATCAACTTTCCAAGTCTGACTGTATACTCGCCTGGTAACCAAATAACCTACAACAATTTAAATGTCAATTTTCTGGTGGATGAAGCGGTAATATCATGGCAAAATCTACATGATTGGTTCCGTTCTTTTGCATCACCGGATGGTACCGATGAACGCAATCTCAAAACGGCACTACAAAATGAGTATAGTAGACAAGACAAAAAACAATACTCTGATGCCACTCTAACGGTACTGAACAATCTAAACAATCCTGTAATTCGTGTTCAGTTCACCAATGTATTTCCGGTCTCTTTGTCGGATATCAACTTTGATACAAGAATGTCAGCGGATGATATTATTACTGCCGATGCCACATTTGTATATGATGAGTTTAAATTTATACCAGTTTAATTAGCACAAAGTCTTGCCATTTAACACCGAGTGTGTTAATATAGGAAATTGGTGTTAAACTATTGAAAATATTATGGAAAATCTAGAACAAGTATTAAAGTATTGGGAAAAAGATGCAGAAATGGACCAGACAGAACCTGGTAAAGAACTTCTGCGTATACCTACTCTACACAATAAGTATCTCTCCATTTTAACAAAACACAAAATTGCTGCCAAGAAGGCACACTTTGATTATCTACGCCTGCGTAAGATTAAGATTGATTACTACAATGGCAGATTAGACCAAGAAGAATTAGAATCTCGTGGTTGGAAACCATTTCAGTTTGTATTAAAGTCCGACATTAATGCCTACTTAGAAGGCGATGATGATTTAATTAAGATGTTGGAAAAGAAAGTATACCATGAAGAATGTGTTTCGGTTTTAGAATCGGTGATGAATGAATTGAAACAAAGAACTTGGCAACTAAGAGATTTTATTTCATGGGAAAAATTTATAGGAGGTCAATAATGTCTTTTCTAGTTGCCAATATACCACCCATTAAATGTTTTGTTCGTAAAGAGTTCCTCTACAACCACGAAAAAGGTCATGGTGAATTGGAACCTTGCGTATGGATTACTGCCAAGGCCATCAAAGGTCAGGCGTTTCGTATTGAATGTATGTTAACCGATTATGGTGCATTGTTTGATAAATTACCAATCTCTGCATATGTTTGGAAACCTGTAGAAGAATATCTGCCGTTAGATAACTTACAAATATGGGATTGTCTATCGTATGACATGGCGGTAATTGAAAAATCAAATCTACGAGGCCTTAAAGTAAAATACTTTGGTAAAGACCGAGTGTTTCATTTTGGTAAATACCTTTTTACAATTGATTTTGCGGCACCAGATTTTAATCGTATTGACACCAGTTTTTCCGAAGGTGTGCAAGAACATAAGTCATATAATTTTATTCAGTTAGACAATGGACAATTCGCCTGTCAACCAAACAATCGTTGCTTGTGGTATGATGTATCATTGGTGCCGCCTGTAGTTAAAACTCCCGACTTTAAAATACCAACAGAGGTATATTCAGTAGAAAATATATCCAAGTGGAGTGTTGGTACCCCAGATTCGTGGTTCTATAAATTTGATGAAAAAGAATGAGTGATATAACCATAATAAAAAAGGATGAAGTATTTGCCAAGATAACTTGTGAAAAACACGTCTCAAAAGAGTTATCTGAATTCTTTACCTTTTTTGTTCCTGGTTATCAATTTGTTCCTGCATACCGCAATCGAGTTTGGGATGGAAAAATTCGATTATATAATTTACAAACAAGCCAAGTGTATCTTGGTTTATTACCATACATTGAAGAATTTTGTAAAGAAAGAAACTACAAATTTGATTATGGTGATCCAAGGCCAGATATCGAAGATGAGTGTTCAGTCTATCATGCCAAAAAGTTTATTGATTCATTAAACATTCATTCTCGTGGTGAACGAATTGAAATACGAGAACATCAATTGGATGCCTATATTCATGCCATGCAAAAACGCCGAGCGTTATTGGTTTCACCAACGGCATCTGGCAAATCTCTTATCATCTATCTAATCTTTCGGCAGTTATTGGAGTTTCAAAATTTAAAAGGCCTTGTAATTGTTCCCACCACATCATTAGTTGAACAACTGTATTCAGACTTTGGTGACTATAATGATGGTGAAATGACCAATATTCACCGCATCTATCAAGGCAAAGAAAAAGATACTGATAAACCACTTACCATTTCTACATGGCAATCTCTGTATAAACTTCCAAAAGAATACTTTCATCAATTTGATTATATCATTGGTGATGAGGCACACCTATTCAAAGCTCAGTCTTTGACCACAATACTTACTTCCTGTATAAATGCTAAATATAGAATAGGTCTTACAGGTACATTAGATGGCACTAAAACACATAAATTGGTATTGGAAGGTTTATTTGGTGCAGTCAAAAAGGTAATTACCACAAGAGAACTAATTGATAAACAACAAGTTTCAGATTTTGAAATTAAATGTTTAGTTTTAAAACATGACGATGAAGATTGTTTACAGATAAAAGATAAAACTTATCAAGAAGAAATACAGTATCTAATTGCAAACGAAAATAGAAATAAATTCATTAAAAATCTTGCAGTTAGCTTAGGCAATAATACATTAATATTATATCAAATGGTTGACAAACATGGTCAAATCCTGTATGATATGATTAGAAACACCAAAAATATTGGTGATAGAAAAGTATTCTTTATCCACGGTGGTGTAGATGCCAATGATAGAGAAGAAGTTAGACGAATTATGGAGATAGAACAAGATGCTATTGTTGTGGCTAGTTTTGGGACTTTTTCTACTGGAATTAATATTAGGAACTTGCATAACATTATATTTGCAAGCCCATCTAAATCGAGGGTTCGCAATCTGCAAAGCATTGGACGAGGCTTACGACAGAGTGAAGGCAAAACAAAAGCTGTCCTCTACGACATAGCAGATGATTTAAGATATAAAAAACATATGAATTTCACATTAAAGCATTTTGTTGAACGAGTTAAGATTTATACAGAAGAACAGTTTCCATTCAAAATATATAAAATAGGACTTAAAAAATGATAAAGATAGTTCGATTAAAGAATGGTGAAGATATTATTGGAGATTTAATGAAACTACCAATTGATGATATCCAAATTACAGAACCAATGTCTGTGGCTATTACAAGTCGAGGACATGAGAATGGTTTAGTCATGTCACATTGGTTGCCAGTTCAATTGATTAAAAAAAATGAAATCACAATTAAATCTTGTGATGTGCTTACAATATTTGAACCTAATGATGAGTTTGCAGAGTATTATGTAAATACTGTGGAAAAGATTAAATCTCTTATGAAGGCAAAAGAATTAACAGATGAAATGACCGATGAAGAAATTGATGATATTATGGATGCATTGGATGATTCAGAAGGACAGGTAATACATTGATTAATATTAACATCAAAGGGGGACACCGAGAACTATACACGTTGTCAAGCCCTTTGTCAACAACTTTTAATGGTATATTTTATGGCTAAGCAAAAACACTACATCAATAATGAAGCTTTCTTAAACTCTTTAATAGATTATAAAGAGGCTTGTAAACTGGCAAAGAAAGAAAAGAAACCTCCTCCAGCCATTCCAAACTATATTGGCGAGTGCTTTATGAAAATTGCCGAAGGTCTATCTCACAAACCAAATTTCATTAACTATACCTATCGTGATGAAATGATGTCTGATGGTATTGAGAACTGTTTACAATACTTTGATAACTTTGATCCGGCCAAGTCTAAGAATCCATTTGCCTATTTTACACAAATCATCTACTTTGCCTTTCTACGAAGAATCTCCAAAGAGAAGAAACAAACCTATGTTAAGTATAAAGCCACAGAACAAATGGGTATATTGGATGAATTTGAGTTAATGGAGTTTGAAGATGGCACATCCAAACAGTTTGAATTGTATGATAACATTGCCGAATTTATTGAAACTTATGAAGATGCAAAAAAGGTAAAGAAGGATATTGCAACGGCAAAGAAAACAAAAGGGCTTGAAAAGTTTTTAGGAGAATGATATAATGTATAAAGTTTCGTATTATTTGGCAAGTTTAGCGGTAAGATTTAAATCATTTGATACCTTACATGAAGCAACTGTATTTGCCAATCAACAACCACTCGAATCGGTAATTGAAATTAAATATTATGACCCAATTGACCACAGAAAACCAGGCCGTAACTAAAGTAGCAATTATTACTGACCAGCACTTTGGAGCTAGAAACGATTCACCCCATTTTTTGGACTACTATGAGAAGTTCTATAAGCACACATTCTTTCCTACTCTTGACAGTAATGGTATTGATACTGTTCTCATACTTGGG